GCTGGCTCAGTGGTAATTTCTGGAGGCATTGATACGGAGCAAGTACAAGTATGACGAAGAACTCAAAGCCTATTGGTGGTGCTGGTGGTAAGCCAAGTCCACCCCCACCAAGACAACCGACAAGAACCCCAGATACACTGCACAGCAAGCAGTTTGCTACATTCCTTGACCTAATTTCTGAAGGAGAAATAGAAGGGAGTGCTACAGCATCAAAAAATGGTATAACAGATAAAACTTCAACTGCATACACTAATTCTTATCTTAAAGACGTATTTATTAACGATACACCTATTTTAAATGCAACAGCAAATGCAAGTGACCCAGCAACGTCAGATTTTAATTTTCAAGATGTAACTTTTAATTCAAGATTTGGGACTTCTAATCAAACTAAAATTGATGGAATAGAAAGTAGTCAATCCACAATACCAGTAGGTGTTACTGTAACTGCTTCAAGTCCAGTAACAAGACAGATTACAAATACAGATGTAGATAGAATAAGAGTTTCAATAACATTTCCTCAAATACAAAAAGCAACTGAAGAAGGGGATTTATTAGGTTCATCTGTTCAATTTAAAATTTCTGTTCAATATAATTCTGGTGGTTTTACTGATGTTCATACTGATACTGTTACTGGAAGGACTCCTGACGCATATCAGAAAGATATTTCAGTAAAAATTACAGGGTCTTTTCCAGTAGATATTAGAGTTACAAGAATTACAGCAGATAGCACAGATTCTTCGCTTGCTGACAGTTTCGATTGGACAAGCTTTACAGAAATAATAGATGATGCTTCGACTTATGCTAACTCAGCATATAACGCTTTAAGGCTTGATTCTCAGCAGTTCAGTTCTATACCCTCTAGAAAATATAGGATAAGAGGAATAAAAGTAAGAATACCAGCAGCAAACGGAGGTTTGACCCCAACTGTAGATTCTGCAACTGGTCGCATAATTTATCCAAGCGGCTATGTCTTTAATGGTGTGATGGGGGCTGCGGTTTGGACTTCATGCCCAGCAATGATATTACTTGATCTTCTTACAAATACTAGATATGGATTTGGCGATCATATAACAGACAGCAATCTTGATTTATTTTCTTTTGTAACTGCCAGTAAGTTTGCTAACACTCTTGTTGATGATGGGCTTGGAGGGCAAGAGGCTAGATTTTCATGCAATGTAAATATCCAAACATCAAGTGAAGCTTTTGACCTCATAAATGAGCTTGCAGGGGTCATGCGTTGTATACCGATCTGGTCTGCTGGTACGATTACCATTGCTCAAGATTCTCCAAAAAATGCAAGCTATTTATTCAATTTAAGCAATATATCTTCTGACGGATTTTCTTATTCTGGAAGTAGTTTAAAACAAAGACACACTGCCGTTGCTGTTTCATATTTCAATATGGACAGTCAAGAGATTGATTATGAAGTTGTTGAAGATACAACTGCACAAAGTAAGTTTGGAATAATAACAAAACAAGTCAAAGCTTTTGGTTGTACTTCAAGAGGGCAAGCTGCAAGACTAGGCAGGGCAATATTGTTTGCTGAACAAAATGAGTCTGAGTTAGTGAGTTTTACAACCTCAATTGATGCTGGGGCAGTGGTGCGTCCAGCAGCGATCATAGAAATAAATGATCCCGTTAGGGCTGGCGTGAGGAGGGGAGGAAGATTAAAAGCTGTTGCTTCGACAACAGTTATGACTGTTGATGATGTAAATAATACAGATTTGCCTACAGATAATAGCCCGACTTTTAGTGTGGTTTTGCCAGATGGGACTGTAGAAACTAAAAATGTTTCTAGCATTTCTGCTGATGGTGTAGTCACTGTAAGTTCTGCTTTTTCTCAAAGACCAAACGTAAATACAATTTGGCTCCTACAGAACACCACAGTTCAAGCACAAAAATTTAGAGTAATAACTGTTGAAGAACAAGATGGGGTCAACTATACAATTACTGCTCTTTCCTATGTTGCTGAAAAATATGATTTTATTGAAGATGGCTCATCTTTACCTACAAGATCAGTTTCTGTTTTGAATGAACTTAAACCACCTCCATCAAACCTAAGTGCCACAGAAACTATAGTTCCAATTAATAATCAGGCAGTTTCTAAAATTTTTATAAGTTGGCAACCGATAATTGGCGTTGTTGAATATCAAGTTAATTATCGTTTTAACAATGGAAACTTTACATCTGTTAAAGTTTCTAGACCTGACTTTGAAATATTTAATAGTCAACTTGGAACTTATGAAATTGAAGTTTACAGTTATAACGTACAAGGTCAACTTTCTGCCACAGCAAATACTTTGACATTTATTGCTGTTGGTAAGACGGCATTACCCGAAGATCCAACAGGCTTAACCTTAGAACCTGTTTCAGATCTCTTTGTACGACTACGTTTTAACCCTGCAACGGACGTTGACGTAACTCACGGGGGGTCAATTTCCGTGCGCCATACGCCCTCAGTTGACCCTGCTGTTGCAACATTTAGTAACTCCACAGAAATTATCCCCAAACTTTCAGGAAATATCAGCGAAACACTGGTTCCCGCTTTAACTGGGACTTACAGTATTAAATTTCTCGATGACGGTGGAAGAAGATCAAATAATGCTGCAAAAATAATTGTCACACAACCCGACCCTCAACCAAATTTAAGTGTTCTTACAGAAAGAGAGGATACAGATTCGCCACCATTTCAAGGAAATAAGACAAGATGTTTTTATGATTCTGATTTTGATGGGTTATTACTTGATGGAACTTTATTAATTGATGATATTACGCAAAATATTGATGATTTATCTAATATTGATTTTGCTGGTCCAATAAATCCAAGCGGGTCTTATGAATTTCAAAATGAAGTTGATCTCGGTGCGGTTTTTAACCTCACTTTAAAAAGGCGGTTTGTTACCTCTGGTCTTTTGCCTAATGACCTTATTGACTCAAGAACAGCAAATATTGATACATGGACTGAATTTGACGGTACTCTTGCCGAAGATGTCGGGGCAAAATTACTTGTTGCAACAACACAATTAGATACTGCAACATCAACAGCCGCCACTTACGGGCAAAGTGGCTCAACAATAACTATCACAAAAAGTGGTCATGGTTATTCAGTAGGTGATCAAGTAGTTATTGATTTTACTGCTGGTAGTGCAGTAGATGGCAACTATGAAATACAGACTATTACTGGAAGTACATTTACAGTAACCGCGAGTGCAAGTGCAACTATTTCAAGCGGAACTTCTTGTAATATTGGCCCTAATTTTACACAATTTAATACATTTGCAAATGGAGAATACATTGCTAGAGGTTTTAAATTTAAATGTGAACTAACATCTAATGACCCTGCACAGAATATCAATGTCACAGAATTAGGTTTTGAAGCAAGCTTGAAACCAAGAACAGAAACCAGTATTGGTAATGCAGGGGCCACAAATGGCCTTATTGCATCTGGAACTTCAGCTAAAACAGTAATCTTCGGTTCACCCTTTTTCACAGGCACTGGATCTCTTGGAGGATCAACAACTGCATTTTTACCAACAGTTGGAATAACCCTAGAAGGTGCTGTAACTGGTGATTATTTTAAAATTACATCTATTACAGGTTCACAATTTGTTATAGAAGTAAGAGACTCAAGCAATAATTTCAAAAATTTAAACTTTAGATATACAGCAATCGGGTTTGGTAAAGGAGGATAAATATGTTTATATTTAAGTTATCAACTATCATATACTTATACAAAAAGGTTTAGGCTATGAGTCCAACACATGATTATATCCTCTCAAATCAGTCGGGGGCCAGCTTCAGAACAGACTTAAATAATGCCCTTGCAGCAATCGTAAGTAATAACTCAAACTCTTCTAGTCCAGCAACTACATATGCGTATCAATGGTGGGCTGATACCACAGCAGGAACTTTAAAAATAAGAAACTCTGCTAATAACGCATGGATAGAACTTTTACAACTTGACGGTACATTAACTCTTGAAAATGGCTCTGCTTCAGCCCCCGCATTAGCGAACAGATCGGACTTAAATACAGGAGTGTTTTTTAGTGCTGCTGATAATTTTGATATTGCAACAGGGGGATCTGTAAGGGCAAATGTAAGTTCTACAGGATTATCAGTAACAGGAGCTATTACTTCATCAGGAAATATTACTCTAGCGGATAAACTTGTACACAGTGGAGACACTAATACAGTAGTGAGGTTTCCAACAAACGATACTGTTGCTATAGAAACTGCTGGCAATGAATCATTTAGGGTTGATTCATCACGAAGAATACTTGTAAATACTACTTCTCAAAGAATTATTGCTGGTGGTTCTGCAAGAGTACAAATAGAAAATAATAGTACTGAACAATTATCTATCTGTAGAAATTCAGATGATAATGGTGGCCCATCGTTAGCTTTTGGAAAAACAAGAAGTGGTGCGACTGTACAAGATGACGATAGTTTAGGGAGTATTAATTGGGCAGGTGATGATGGGACAGACGTATCGGAAGTAGGTGCAAAAATAGAAGCTAAATGTGATGCTGCAACTGGTGGTAATAAGATTCCTTCAAGGATGGAATTTTATACAGAAAATGCTAATTCACAATTAAATCTTAATATGGTTATTACCAAAGATGGTCAATTATTTTTCCCGAAGGGAGAAACTAGAGATAATATGCAAAGTTTCTGTCATAGTACAGCAGATGAATTTGCTTTTGGAAATCCTAGTGCAACTGCTGATACAGGAATGACAATTGTATCAAATCCTCAATTTTCAAGCTTTATTAATTTTTCTGATGGTTCCAGTGGAACAAGACAAGGTTCGATTGTTTATCAGCATGGAAGTGGAACAGACGCAATGTTTTTGAGAACAAATAATAATCAAAATGCTCTAGCGATAAACAGTAGTCAACAAGTTCTAATTGGAACAACAAGTAATAACAGTGCTAACCATACATTAATTGTGTCAGGTGATGGTACACCTAGTTATTTTGCTAATGGTGCTGGTTTATTAGTTCAAGTTACAAACTCTAACGATAGTCACTGTGCAGAGTTTTTTCAAGGAAGATTTAACAAAAGATGTATAACACATTCTCATTCCAATACTGGTAGTGTTACTTTTGATACTTTTGAACAAAATGATGTAAGTATTGGATCTATTGGAGGTAATGGTTCTAATGTTGTTTACAACACAAGTTCAGATTACAGATTAAAAGAAAATATTGTTACTCTAACTGATGCAATTACAAGATTAAAACAGCTAATACCTCGTAGATTTAATTGGATTTCCGACTCTACAAATACCTTAGAAGATGGTTTTATTGCACACGAGATTTCGCCTGTAATTCCAGAAGCAGTTACAGGAGAGAAAGACGCTGTTGAAGAAGATGGATCTATTGATCCACAACAAATGGATTATGGAAAAGTAACACCACTTTTGACAGCAGCTTTACAAGAAGCTATTGCAAAAATAGAGGTGTTGGAAACCAAAGTTGCAGCATTAGAAGCTGCTTAGTAAAATTGGTTAAATTACATTATTTTTATGGCTACACCCCAAGAATTATATGACGAAACAAAAACTCGTCTTGATTTAAATATTGCAAAAGCTCAAATGCTTCAAAAAGAAATTCAAGAAAAACAAGCAGAGTTACAAAAACTTATGCAGCCAGTAATGGAAGATCAAGGTGCTATAAAACAACTTGAAAAACTTAGCGATGTTGTTCAAACTGTAGAATCAAAGTAAAATAAAATTAAATACTTATTATTATGGCTGTTACTTGGGATATTGCTGCTTTAGATGCAACAAAAACTTTGGGAGGTTTATCTGATGTAGTGACTTGTGTTCACTGGACAGCGAGAGATACAGACGGAGATCACAAAGGCTATGCCTATGGTGCTGTAATGCTTGCTGAAGCTGATTCTGGATCATTCACTGCTTATGCAGATATTACAAAAGCTAATGCGATTGCATGGGCTAAAGCTGCACTAGGTTCTGATGAAGTGACAAATGTCGAAACAAACATTGCTGCACAGATAGCAGAATCAAAAACTCCTACTAAGACTTCTGGTGTACCATCTGCTTGGTCATCATAGACGTTATTAAATATAAGGGAGCAATGGTGGGTAAAATTATCAGCATTGATATAATCAAAGTGTGAGAAATCGCTTTTAGTATTGCCTGTTTTACCATGACTTTTTCTAAGATCGCCAATATTTTGTCAATTATCTCATTTTTGATGGTTTCGTCAATGAGTATTTTTGCATTTATGGCGGTGAAATATATGCAAAGTCCAGAATTTGAGAGGACATTGAAAAACAAAATCATGGGAAGTCTGGAGGATAAACTACCAGATGTGATGGGAGATAAGATACCAAATTTCACAGGGCCATCTGTACAGCT